TAGTGGTTATATTTTGATATTTCATATGACTTCCATAATGTCTAATCATACTCATTATAGGTATATATGTCTCCATTCCAATATCCCAATCAACTTTAGGATTCTGGCTTGGTATGAATGTGTAATACTGTTGATATGGTAAAATGTTCCGGCTACAAGGGTATGAATAATAGATTTGGGTATCAAGTTTTATTATCTCATTAATAAAATTTTCTGAGAAGTTAGTAATACTATTTATTCTTAAGATTATTTTTTTCTTTTCCAATAAGAGGCTCAATACAGTATCTTCGAGTCCCCTCAAGTCTCCCTTAATATGTGATATATCAATTAATATTGTCTCCTCTTTCTCTATCATATTCAGAGACTCAATTTTAGTTACATCAAAATCATAATCTAAATTCAAGGTTGTCAAAGCATCAACTTTGGAAAATAGGACAGGTTTACTATAATGCTTTGATTTGAGATTGAGCATCTTACAAGCTAGGATACTATCTCCCCTTCCTGATGTTAGACTACATATTTCATCTGATTGTTTAATTATATCAGTATACAACAACGATCGGAGTAAGCCAAATTGACTTGTAACACTGTCAGACCCGGTCGGGGAATAAAATGTTGCTGGATTAGAATATATTTCTGAAATTTTCCTACAAAATTGAAGGATTTTATGAATTTCTTCTTGAAAGATAAGCATAGGTGCAGTTATTTTTTCGGTATTATACTGACACTCATATACTTCATTTGGGATATCAAATGATCTAGAATCATGCCATCTTATTGGATACTTTAAATTAATTTGTTTTATTGGTATATACTCTACACCCTTGTGTTTATGTGCAGTCCGCAGTGATTTTATAAGTCTTCTCTTCCTCTTCTCAATGATTTCTAATGCTCTGCTATGTCCTATAAACATAATCATTGATTTTATATCCCCTGGGACTTCATCATTCATATCGGAATATCGAATTGTGTGAAGGATGTTCCTGAATGTGCCCTCGACATTCAGGCAGATAACTCCATCAATATTTTCAACACTAAGACAGTACCCGAATGCTAGATCATTGAATAAGTCATATGTCAATCTCTCGAATGCTATCATCAAGTTCCTTGTTAGTTGTGTCTGAGCTCTATGTACTTTAGTTTCTTGATCTTCATCCCTTGTTGGTTTTAGAACTCTCTTCACTGCAATATATGTTGAACTGAGATCACAATATTTCTTCCTCAAATCAAGGAGATTCTTTCTAACCAGTGGCTTATATTCTTTATATAAGCTATTTGATTGAATTTTCTTTAGTTGAAGTGATATTGACCTCTGTATAATTACTAACATTTCATCTTCAGACTTAGTGAGATATTTAGAATTTAAAGATTTCAGTTTATTTATAAGTGGATTCCAAAGTGATTTGTTGGTGATCTCATCATCAAGTATTATGAATTCTTTACTCATCTCATAATAATAATTTAGCATGATCTCTAAGTCTCTTTCTTGGATTATTTCATCTATATCTCTTATCCTATGTTTTTGATCTTGATCCAGGATTACACTTATATCCTCATGATACATATAGGCTGCAGTTGTTATTGAGACTCGTTCTTTTTGACATTTGAATTGATCTGAATCAATTTGATGTAATACTTCTAATGGCCCTACTTTTGGCCTTAACATTGGTGTGTAATCTTCTACAGACCTGATATTATTGTTATCTGCTAGTCCATAAAAATACACTCCTATTGGTTCATTACTGTATAAGTACTTTAGGGAGTGCATCAATATCAATCTCATTCTTAGATACTCGAAATTGATGTTACTATTATCTAACTTCCTATCATTTATCTCAGTCTGATTTAGAGATGATCCTATATACTGTACTGTGTTTGGTAGGATTCGAGATGAAGTATGAGATTTAAACTTTTGGTTTGGTATTCTGTGTAAAATTTCTCCACCCATATTCAAAGGTGCATACAAATATAGATCATCAAAGTTAGAATCAGTTAATGTTGATAATGAGAGGTTACAAGCCTGTATGAAATCATATTCCAAATGATCATCACTTTGTTTGATCTCCTTTATAGCCTTTAATATAGACCATTTTGTTACAGCAACCAATTTTGAAACTAAGATTTCTTCACGTGTCTCTAATAATACATCATCTTCCTTTATTTCACCCTTATATAAAGTTGATGAGACCATTGTTCCTTTCTTGAATGTTAATTTCTTGTCTTGATATTTTATAGGGGTTGCTGGATATATTCTTATTAATGAATGTTCTCCATCTGTCTCATAAAGGGAATGATCATAGAGCGGCTCTTCAATATCTACAAAATTAATATTCATAGCTATTTTACTTCTTCTATCGATGAGATATGTTAATATATCAGTATACTTATCAATTTTACCAAATGTTTTATCATGTTCACCAAACAGTGAGAGTGCATTATTAATTCCCCTAATTGACATTTTTTTCTTGAATGATTTCAAATTATTTATCCTATTAATTAAAGATGTACTTGTCTCTAATTTCCTCAATAAATGTTGAACAATTGACAATATAGAATTCTCATAATAGAATTGACAGACTCTATTACTGAAATTCTCCTTAAATATCTTGACCAATTTTTCACTTAATTCATTCTCAATATTCCTATACTCAAATATCTTTATCAATTTCTTATTTTTATTCATCCTTGCCATAACACTCATTATTTCTCTATTTAATGATGCTTTTGCAGGATGGACTCTAGTACTCGTTAACCATTTTGAATTGATGACATTCCTCGGATGTAATTCCTCATCTTCTCGATAATAATATTTTAATGATTGAGTCATACAATTAAAAAAGAAGTCTCTTTCTACAAATGATTTCTTTATCATTCTATGCACTTGATACAATATCTTATAAACAGAATCACTGTGGCCACTGAGAGATTCATTTATTAATAATGGTACATTCAATCCTCCTAATGATTGCGGCATTATTAGAACATAAAACAATAAGTATTGGAGAAATTCATTCTCAGAAATTAGATATGTCATTATATCTCCTATTTGTTTTGTCATTTCAGATTCTAATGTTGTGGTAGTAATTTCTTTTAACCATTCTCTAAAAGCATCCTTACTGTAATCATTCCCTAATAAATCTGTTGCACGACTTGCATTTATTAGAATGATTTTCTTTGCATCATCATTTGTCATTAGAGGTATAGTTATAGAAGATGAGTCATGATTATATAAAATATTGCTAATATAACTAGGGATATGTTGAGGACTTAACATACTATTTTCTCTCCTCTCCCCAAACAGTGACCCTAATAAGTATGAAGTTAAATAAGTAACTTTGTACCATTTCAAAAATAAACAGGTCTTAATATGGTATGTGTCTTCCATTGCACTAGAAATAGTCGAGGCAATTCCATCTACTTCAAATTCATCTGAGTATATTCTGGCATTGTTACAAGTTGAGACAGACAATAACTTTTTTAGTGTTGAATCAGCTTTCCGCCCTCTAACACTATGTTGCCTTAGGAGTGTCACCCGACTTTTACTTACAGCTGATTGTGATGGCTTCACAACAAATCCTAGTTTGAACATTTCTTTTGAGACTTTATTCAAGACATCATTTATTGACTCTTGAGTGGGTTTAATCAGATCTACAATCATTACAACATCATCTGAATAAGTCTGCAATTGTGGAATTACTAAATCAGTATTATACCGCATTAATTTTACCTGTTGTAATGTTATTAGTGTCCAGACCGGATTCATCCACCCCTCGATACCTCCTAGTTGACCCTGACTTACAATTACATCAGTGTTATAGCTATTATAGTGATACACTGTTAAATTATTAAATATATAGCTAAGTTTCCCCCATCCAGTTTCACCATATAAGTCCCCAATGAATTCAAGTATTTCTTCACAATTGTCTGGTTGCATTGATTGATTATGTCCTTCGATATCCATCATGATAGAATATAGATTATCTTCATGTAACATTTGTGATAGTTCATGATGTCTATCTTTCCTTTCGGTGTCACTTATAGTCATATTTTGTTCATCAAAGTAATGGAGAGCATGCTTAGCCTTTGCCATATATTTGCTCATCCTATGTTTGAAAGGAGCTGTTCCTACTCCAAATAATCGTGCTTCTATTTTCTGTTCTTTTTCTTTTTCACACAACCTTGTAGGGAATCTTGTACGGATAGGATGCTCAGATATTTTTGTCTTATAAACGTAGGCAGGAAGTTTATTTGTATCAATATCGTCTAAGAAATCATCATCTTTATACTCTTCTGCTGTTAAAACTTGGATTAGCTCTCTTTCATTATCTTTGGGTCCAAAAGTGGTATCATATCGGACAGCTCCTTTATCCTTTGCATATTCAACCGGATGCCCAGCATCTTCCCATGACAAAGTTTTTCCAAACTTTATATCATACCACCAGCCTAAGGGGAAATTTTCTAATACATTTAATTCATTTGTCTTTAAGAACTCGTTTATGATTGAAATTTTTGATTCTGGCATCTCGATGACAGGTGTCTTCTTATGCTTCCTCATATAATTCAAAGTAAATTCTTTCTTTGTTAAACCTATGAGGAGTCTTAATTGTTGACTGTCTACTTCTCTAGCTGTATGAGTTCTCTTCAGATATTTTTCTATTCCTGCTTGACTATCTACCTCAGCAAAGAATAAGAACTTATGGAGTGCAGATGCCTCTAACAATTCTGTTGGTTCTAATTTTGATAATATTGTAATGAGATTTGAGAAAAATGATCGATCTTTCTTGATTGAATTTTCTTCAGTCATTTGATATACAATGTATTTTGTTTCAATTTGACATCCATCTAACTTCTCAGATAGTATACACATTGCATCTATACAGTCAGTTATTGGTCCCCAATTTACTATTGGACTTGTCTTTATGTCTGAATAGTATAAACAAAGTGATTCATAATTTTTGAAGAAATCAACTAATAAATTATGAGGCCTGTATTTAAAGAAGGAATTTATCATATATGATAATAAGTTATCAATATACGAGTATTCTGACATAGATTGAATGATCGTACAATTATTTATAACATCTGCAATTGTATACAAATAATCTAAGTAAGTTGATGGGCCAAAAAATATCTTTTCTAATGAACTATGGTATATTACAGTATGATTTCCATGTAAAAGTATGAAGTATGAATAACGATCATTCTTTGAGAATATCATCCAACAATTATATTCAAATTCTCGTACCTCCGCTTCATATCTGCTTTTCGACTTTAACGAACCGAATGAATTGAGAATTGGACGGGATCTTTGTATAAGATATAAAAAATCATTACTCAAGTGTGCCTTACTAATAAACGGGATAACTGGTGATTTAGTATCTGATAATGTATTAATATCCAAGTTACTATACTTCTCTGCACATACCATTGCGGAGATATGTAATTGAGATGCCCTGGCAGAATAAGGTTGAAGGACAAAATCTTTTAAATCATCAATCGATGTTGTGAAACTTTTATCATTGATAAGGAACTCATCAAATAATGATATTGTTATTCTTCTAAGATACATTATACTGGCTGCATGGTTGTCCTGTATTTTCTGGATATGCTCTTTTCTCCCTGTGTCTATGTAATTCTTAATATCTATATCATAAGGAATCAGGGGAGAATCTAATCTTTTTGGTATATCAGTCCTTATTCTACTTAGATCATATCTCTTTATATGTTCAGTGATTGGTGGGACATCTTCAACAATAGGACTGTTGTATTTTATAGAACACTCGGAAGGCTTAATATTGTTATTATATTGAATGTAAGCATTATAATGATCATAGGGATTGATTTTCTTATAATCATAAATTTGGTCAAGTAATGTAGACATAGTTTATAGTAGTAAAGAATTTAGATTTCTTTAACACTGATGATAT